CAACGGTGCCAACTACAAGCAGATAGCCAGCAAGAACGGCATTAAGAACCCAAACCTTATTCACCCCGGGCAAAAGTTGGTGATATAAGTTGTTTACAATGCTAGTCAATACACCAGCGGAGTCAAGGAATATATCTCAGCTTGTAACTAGTGTGACGTGGACTGGTAATTACAAGCAAGCGGCACGCAGGCTAGAATTTGCCGTCGCAGTATCCCCGACAGACCGCTTTCTTCCACGACCATTCATTGGTCTAGGCAACATGGTCAAGTTCTTTACTGCTGATGGGGTTGAGCGATTTCGTGGTTACGTATTTTTTAAAGAGAAATCGTCAAGCGGCACCGAGATGCGGGTAACGGCCTATGATGGCGGGGTATATCTTCTCAAATCCAAAATGACATTCAATTTTAAGAACATGACGCCAGCACAAATAACGCAGAAGGTTTGCCAAGAGGTAGGGATTACCACCGGAGAACTTGCTAATCCCGGAATACCGGTTAGTTTCATAGCCGACAGTCAAAGTCTTTACGACATCATCATGACGGCCTATAACCATGCTTCTAGGGTTAGTGGCATTAACTATATATCGATTATGCGGGACGGCAATCTAAGCGTGATCCAGAAAGGCAAAACGGTTGCCAAGTATACACTTGCATCCGAAGTAGGCCCTGACACAGTCTTAATTAGCGAAAGCGCCTATAGCGAAAGCATCGAGGGCATGGTTAACCGCGTCAAGATATACGATGATGAGCAAAATGAGATAGGTGTAGTAGAAAACGCTGACTGGATCAAACACTATGGCGTGCTGCAAGATGCTTACACGCAAGAAACGGATAAGAACCCGCAGACGGTCGCTAAAAACATGCTTAGGGGCGTGGATCAGCGCGCATCTGTACAAGGAATAGGAAATATTGAGTGCATAACAGGCCGAGCGGTGACGGTGAAAGAGCCATATACTGGGCTTAACGGCCTGTTTTACATTGATAGCGATGAGCACATTTTTGAGGATGGCCAGCACATGATGAGCCTAGAACTTAATTTTAAAAACATGATGGATGCAAAGGAGGGGCTATGATGCAAGACCCGTACGTAGAGCTGCTGTCGGCAATGCAGCGCCAGGGGAAGAGTGTAAATCCGCCAGGCATACGACTGGCAGAGATAGTCTCTCCGCCGCCGAATATCATAATTAAAATGGTCGATCTGCAGATCGACAAGGACAACATTTTGATAGCCGATTACCTGTTGCCCGGCTACCGGCGTAACATTACAATGCCGCTGACCGATAGCCAAAGCGAAGAAACTGATACTGTAGTTGGCGATCATGGTAGCCATACCCATGACGTGACTAAAATCGGGGTGCCGGCTGGAACGATGCAGCTAACTGACACACTCAAATCTGGCGATACAGTTGCGGTTATGCCAACTACAGATGGCCAGACGTATATCATCTTGGCCAAGGTGGTGAGATTATGAGTCTGTTTCCTTTTATAGACCCGCCTGCGGCCGAGGAACCCGCCGCTGCGGAGTTACCGGTGGCGCGCGAATGGGCTTGGGATGTTGACAAATGCGAGTTTAAGACAAGAAACGGCAGGATATACATTGTCGAGGGTAAGGAAGCCGTCAAAATATGGATATGGAAGATATTTCAGACGTCACGGTACCGCCACTTGATATATAGCTGGGACTATGGCCATGAGTTGGAGCCGCTGGTGGGTAAAAGATACTCAAATGCGGTCATCCAGTCGGAGGCTGAGAGGCTAGTCAAGGAAGCTATTTGGCCTACGCTCGAGGACTATGTAACCGATATACGCAATTTGGCAGTCAGTGCAGAGAAAGACATTCTGTGTACTGATTTTACGGCAGTTACCCCATACGGGGAGGTGGAGATCAGTGTATAGCGAGCACACAGAGGAACAAATAAAGAAAGAGATGCTGGACAGTATTGCAACTGAAATAAACAAAAACGAGGGCAGCTTGGTGTACGATGCCATATCGCCAGCTGCCATTAAGTTTGCGGAAGCCTACATCGACCTTGGGTACGTTGCTGACAAACTCGACATTGAGAACTTGGAAGGTGAAGAACTTGCAGCTTTTGCCTATCAACGAACTGGACTAACTCGTAAGCCCGCTACCAAGTCCAGCACCACGGTCACAATCACAGGCCGGGAAGGGGCCGTAATTAGGACCGGCGATCTGGTAGCGTCTGATACCGTTGTCTTTGTTGCGCAAGAAAATAAGGCCATCGGCACTAGTGGGCAGATGCAGGTGCTAGTGGAATGCGAGCAGGCGGGAAGCGTGGGCAACGTACCCGCGAGAGCGATAAAATATTTCCCTGTTAGTATTCCCGGATTAATCAGTGTAACTAATCCAGAGCCGGTTACGAATGGCTATGATGCTGAATCTGACAAGAGTCTGTTAGAGCGGTATTACGAACGTATCAGAACGCCTGCAACATCAGGAAACAGATACCATTACTTGAATTGGGCAAAAGAGGTTACAGGTGTAGGCGACGCCAGAGTAATCCCGCTTTGGGCCGGTGATAACACAGTCAAAGTCGTAATTATAGATAGCAACAAACAACCGACCGGCCCGGAGCTAGTGGCTGCTGTGCAAGAGCATATTGACCCTGGCACAACCGGTGCCGGTGACGGTGTGGCCCCTATCGGTGCTTTTTGTACCGTGGCGTCGGCAACAGGTGTAGATATCAACGTAACCGCCAAAGTCACGCGGGACGCAAGCCATACGCTGGGGCAGGTCAAAGCAAGTATCGAAGATAGCATAGCTGAGTATCTCAAGAGCATTGCGTTTGTGGAGGACACTGTAAGTTATGCACGCATAGGGGCGCTAATCTTAGACAGCGATGGTGTGATAGACTATCAAAACCTTAGCGTCAATGGCTTGACTGCTAACATAGCCATAGCGGATGACGAGGTTGCTGTGCTTGGCGAGGTGGTAATAAGTGAGTAAGCTAATCGACTTATTACCGTCTTACGAAAGACAATCCAAAGTTTTTCAAGAAATCCTACAAGCTGAACAGATTGAATTTAATAAGCTTAATGTTGATATAGTAGATCTCGAAAAACAACTCAACATCGATACAGCCACTTGGGGACTAACGGTCTACGAAAAAGAACTCGGAATAGAAACGGATTTAAATAAACCCTTGGGTGAGCGAAGATCGGTCATAAAGTCCAAATGGCGCGGTACTGGAAAAGTAGATAGACTACTAATCAAAACAGCAGTGGATGCTTTTACGAACGGTCAAGTAGAGGTAACGTTTGACGGCAGTATCAACGTGCAGTTTACTAGTGTGCTTGGTATTCCGCCTAACATAGACGATGCCAAAAAGGCGGTAGAGAACATTGCGCCGGCCCATTTGCGAGTGGCGTATTACTTCGCGTACTTGCTTGTCCGAGACATTCATGGAGTGATGACGTTGGCTGAGATAGAACAGATTCCTCTGCGCAAATTTGCGGGAGGTGAACGCTGATGGCAGAAAACACGCCTAACCTAGGGCTGTTGAAAAAAGACCCTGTGGCTGATGGTAATGATACGTTCAATATCGAGACGATGCTTAATGACAACTGGGATAAGATTGATGCCGACAAGAAGTCTCAGGATGAGGCCATAGATGCACATAAGGCGGAAAACATGCCTCACCTAATCAAAGACGTAACCAATAATAAAATATACAGATACGGTCTACGGGTCAAGGATGGCATCACACAATTTATCTGTGAGGAGGTTGTATAATGGCAGAGATATTTAACTTGCCGGCCAAAGAGCAGTTTGATTTAATGAACCAACACCTGGAGAAAATCGCAAACACAAGGGTACAAGAAGACTATAGCAATGCCCCAGGAGGAAAGTTCCTTTTGGCCGGTGATAAAAATGCCGGCTTTTTTGGATTCGTCCCCGCAAGTGATTTAATCACGGGTGACCAAATAGCCTTGGATGTGGGCATATCCGCTGGAACATTGCAATTTAGCGATACGCCTTGGATTAAGTATATTTTTAAAGGTAGGATATGCTTTATACCTGTTAAGCCCATTAGGCACTCAACGACATGGAATGCCATATACGAAGCAGGAGCGGTATACGCCAGTAATGATGAAGGGACATTGCCACCCAACGGAAGAATTGGGACTCAGCTAAGCATTAGCGCTACGGACAATAGCATAAATACTACAACCGAACACTTCAAAGGTGACAAAAGTTCAGGCATGGATTACGCAGACACTGTCGCAGCGGTTGGAGATACTGTTGTCTTGAAGGGCTGGGCCAACAGTGCAAACAATGGTGAGTTCACTGTATCCTCTATAACTGATACTAAGATTGTGTTAAGCGGTGGCAGCTTAGTAACCGAATCAGGGAATAAGAAAGGTAGAATATACCCCAAGGCGAATGCAGTTACACAAAACAAAGTCGTAACTATAAACGGATTAAAATACCGGGTTCGGCTCATACACGGAGCTGCCAGCGACCCTGTGGACTCATATGCAAATGCTGATAGGGGCAGTATCGGGCCTGACAATGAATGGAATGCAATCATTTTGCCATTACACGAACATGCGAAACTACAAAACTGGAATTACCCTGCTTATGCAGGAACAACAGAAGACTGGGGAGTCTATCTGACCGATGCCGACCTAATCACACATCACACTTTCGGTTCAGGAAACTATACATGGTGCCAAGAAACCAGAGATGATTCCGCGACCTGGAGGCGTGTCGTTCGTGGCAACTACGGTGCTTCCTGCTTGGGTGCGGGCTTCTCGTGGGATTCGGCTTCGTACGGCGGTTGGCGCCCTGTTCTTGAATTACTCGGATAGCTGCTCTCTAATTTCTGCGGGCGAAGTCCCGAGCGAAGGCGAGGGCGTAGCCCGTGTAAAGGGTGATATATGTTGTCTGTAGAAAATTTAAAGGTGTATAGAAAAACAGAGGAACTTTTATATACTATATACCCCAGGCTTGTAAACTTTCCCAAGTCGGAGAAGTTTGCTCTCTGTCAGCATATAAAAGAAAACTTCTTCGAGTTATTGAAATATATCAGCCTAGGAAACAGCGTAAAATCCAAGCGGCTGGTTTACTTGCAAGAAGCCGATGGGCATTTACAAGTATTGAAAGTGTTGATGAAACTGTCTAAGGAGAGAAAGTACATCAGCAACAATTTCTATAAAATAATAGATGCAGAGCTAACTGAGATTAATAAGTTATTATCTGGCTATATAAAGTCAGTTAATAAAAGATAAACCTATTAAGGATTAGGCTGAAAAAAGGCGTGTCATTCGTGGCAACAACGGTGCTTCCTACTTGAATGCGAACAACTCGTGGAATACGAATTCGAACAACGGTTGGCGCCCTGTCCTGGTTTTACTAAGTTTTAGATTGTTAAGATTACGGTTTTAACAACATGGCTTGAGTATAATTCAAGAGAGCCTAATTCTTTCACTGTAAAAAGTGTAAACACATAAACAATGACAATATGCTTAGTAACCAAAGAGGTGAACACCAGGATTGTCGCAAACTCTATTCGACGCTATAGTAGATGATGAAAACCTGTATAAAGCTTACCGCCAAACGCAAAAAGGCAAGAGTAAATATGGCGTTGAAGCCATGGTATTTCACAAAAACGAAACCTACAATCTAATGCAGCTTAAGCAAAGTCTTATAGATGAAACTTACGAGTTTTCTGGGTATACCAGATTTAAAGTATACGAACCAAAGGAAAGAATAGTAGACGCTCCGCACTATAGAGACAAGATAGTGCAAATTGCGATTAACAACATATTAAAACAAGTGTATTACCCAATCTTTATCTATGACAGCTATGCTTGTATTGACAACAAGGGAACCCACAAGTGTGTTGATAGAATACAGCATTTCATTAGGAAAGCTAAGTGGCAGTATGGAGGCACAGCCTACATTATCAAAATCGATATTAGGAAGTTTTTCTATAGCATAGACAGAGGGATCTTGAAAAAGCTACTCACCAAAAAGATAAAGTGCGAAAAAACACTTAGGCTGCTGTACAAAATCATAGATAGCGCAGATGCTATAGGCCCCTTGGGATTGCCACTAGGTAATACTATTAGCCAGATTGGCGCTAACATCTACATGAATGAGGTAGACCAATATGCTAAGAGACGATTAGGTCTCAAATACTATGTCCGTTATGCTGACGATATAGTGATTGTAGTCGAAAGCAAGCAAAAGGCCAGGGATATCTTAAGTCTCTTGACAGACTTTATAAAAAGAAAATTAAACCTAGATACAAACAAAAACAAAACAAAGATATTCCCAATCAACCAAGGCGTCAACGCCGTGGGCTTTAAGATCTATGCAACACACAGACTTCTTAGGAATGACTCCAAGAAGAAGATCAAAAGGAAAGCTAAGAAAAGGAGGCGCTTAATCATTGAAGGCAGGATGACGACCGAAAAAGCAGAGCAAATCCTAAATAGTTGGCTGGGTCATGCCAGGCACGGGTGCAGCTACAATTTTGTTCAGCGGCTTCTTGAAAAGAATGATTATATTTACATGAACAACAAAGGCGTATTAAAGGTAGACGTAAAGAAACTCGAAAAGGAAGGTGCTTTATATGCTTTACAGGGATAGCGAAGGTTTAAAACTAGCGCAAGAGAAGGTAGTGTATACCAGAAACGGCACAGAGTATGAGCAGCCTGTTATCGAAGGTCGCAATTGGTGGTTGGACTTTGAGCAAAAATGGGACGACATGGAAATAGTTAGGTTTGAGCATATCGAATACACAGAGGAACAGTTGACCAGATTCGAAGAAGTAAAGGCGATGGTTTTATCGCAAAACACACTTAACGACTATGTGATGGAAGGTGTTGCGGGAGCCGGGTTGGAGATTCTGGTTTTGAAAAAAGAAAATGAAGAGCTGAAACAGCTATTAGCTGATTTAACTGAGGTAGTTTTGCTTGGAGGTGCAAGCTAATGACAGAAGCTAAGAAAAGGCTTTATAAATTCTTGGTCGAAATGAATCGAATTACAATTGCACAATATGAACAAATTGTAGGAGAGCCTTATGCAGATTAAAACTAAGATATATTACGATATGCTGGAAATCATTGAAAAGCAAGAAGAGGTGATACGAAAGCAGAACGAAGTAATTGCAAGGCTTACAAGTGAGAATATGGAAAAAGAAAACATGATAAGTGTATTGATGCAACAAGAAAAATACCCGTATTAGTATTACGTTTGACTTAAACTGCATCATAAGGACTAAACACCATCTCCCAGACCGCCAAAGGGCGGTTTTTGATTTGGGAGCAAACAGGCTACCACCTCGACAGAGGTGGTTTATTGATCCGTACAATATTTGGAAAGGGGATAACCCGATGGATGCAAGTAAGGCAATTGGCTATTTGAAACTATCCGTTGCAGCAGTTGGCGCGTTTTTTACAGCGTTTTTTGGGGGGTGGGACCTGATGTTGAAAGTGCTTGTCGGACTTGTAGTAACAGACTACATAACCGGAGTCACTGCCGCATGGTACGAGAAGGGCCTAAACTCGGAACTCGGTGCAAGAGGCATAGTAAAGAAGGTTCTACTGTTCGTAATCGTGGCGGTAGCATATCAGGTCGATAAAGCCGTAGGTCAAGAAGTGTTCCGTTCACTGGCAATTTGGTTCTATCTCGCCAACGAAGCGCTGTCGATCATCGAAAACGTAGGCCGCTGCGGAGTGCCTATCCCGGAGTTCTTGAAGGCGGCACTTGAGCAGATGAAACAGAAAGCGGGTGAGGGCCATGCCGGTACAAGTGATTGATCGAGGACTAAAGTTTACAGGCTCGTTTACTCCACGCAATCGAACAGATACCCTGGTCCTTCATCATGCCGCAGCCAAGAGCTGTACGGTGGAGGACGTGCACCGCTGGC